TATGCCCCTTGCAAGTAAGTTTTTCAAGGACGGAAAGATCCGGGTGCCGAATAACCTGATGCAGGATGCAAAAGAGCTCGGCTGTGAAGAACTGTTCGTTAAACCGGGTGATAATAAATTAAAAGAGTAGCATATGATAATTGACGGTACATACTTTAAGGGGACAACATCTATAGATGGGCTGAACGTGGATACGGGGGCTCCTTCAATTACCCGTACTGCAATGAAGGACTATCTCGACAGTTTCATTGATACGTATGAAAAAGAGTATCTGAAATTGGTGTTGGGAAGGGATATGTGCCGTCAATTCATAAACTACCTGAAGGCAGACGGGGAAGATAAGATTGATAAATGGGAAAGGCTAAAAGAGTTTCTAACCAAGGATGGTAAAAGCCCTATTGCAAATTATGTGTTCTTTTTCTTTGTGAGAAGGAACAATGTGCATGTAAGCGATGTGGGCACAACCAGTTCTGATGATGAAGACCATGCTGATCCCAATGTGGTACTTATTCCGGCATGGAATGAAATGGTTGAGATGAATCATGATTTGCTTGATTTCTTATGCAAGGATGACAGCTATGACGGTTTTTCATTTGACCGCTCAATGCTGGAAGAGATTAATTCGTTTGGCTTATGATAGTAATAACGGATGTATTCAGGGAAATAGTAGAGCGTGTCTCAAAGGAGTATGGCAAACATATCTCGTATATGTTTGGAGACTGGAGCTACATTTCTGACCAGTTGTTAGTCTGGAGCAAATCAAATGATACTGCGAAGCTAAAATATCCCGCCATATTCCTTTATTCTCCGATCGAAGAGGACAGGACCGGCGAGAAAGGGAAAATGTCATTGGATATACTCCTTGTCGTAAATACATTGCCTTCATATACCAACGAAGAACGTTCGCGTATATCATTCGCCGAATGTCTCAGACCTATTTACGAGATATTGATCAAGGAGATCGGTAAAGAGCCGGCGTTTGATATGGCTTATGTAAAAAGTATCCCGCACATATATGTTGAGAATTACCGGTACGGCAAAGCAGGAGTGACAGGCCCGGACGGAAAGCCATTCAAAGATTATATCGACGGGATAAATATTAAGAATTTGCAGATCACATTAAAAAAAGAGAAGTGTTATGGCGATAGAATTTAGAGAATGTAAGGGGCAGGAAGACTTTAATACCGGAAGATCGAAGTGTATTCTTGATCCCGGAAAGATAAAAGCGGTAATCCTTATTCCACGTGGTTTTAAAATCCCTAACGGACTGACCGCAGATAAGTTAGAAGAGCTGTGTCATGCAGACCGGCCCAACCGTATTTATCCGATAAAGACGGTTGAGGAGTTTGCGCCTACCGGTGGTGAAGCCAATGTAAATGCAACCGGCTATGGTGGCAATAAAATCACCGGCTATTCGGCGTATACAGCGGCGCTTACTTTGGATAATTATGATGCCAGCCTTAAAGCCAATCTTATGATGGCAAAAGGCGTGGAATTTGACGGGGTAATTGTTGATGAAGACAATGTATTGTTCGGAACGAATCGTGATACTACGGGATTGAGTGGTATTCCGCTTTCGGGAGTATATCCGAGCGGCCAGGATTGGGACTCTTCCGGCCAGGAAGCTAATCTGATCGTAAACCTGATGTTTAAGGATTACGAGAAATACATCAAGACGGCAGACATCAAGGCCCTGAAGTTTGATGTAGTGGAAGCACTGAAAGGGCTTGTGTTTGTTGACCTGGTGAAAGTGGGAGAGAATAAGTATAAGTTGATTGAGCACTTCGGAGGCCTTAATGTTACGGGGTATTATGCGGACGCTCTTTCCAAGAGTGCCGGAAAATCTTTCGACGGAGGCGTATCAGCAGTATCCTATGCTAATGGTGAGTTGACCGTTACTGCTACAGGCACTCCTTCTTTGAAGAAACCATCGGAGCTCCAGAAGGAAGGCATTATCGGTATTGAGCAGAAAGAGGCGTATGATGCAAGCGTTTAACTTATAAATAGGATATAACATGGTTGTAGAAGGTGTGAACTTCATAGAAAATGAAGTCGTGAAATGGAAACGAAAGGACTTTATCGATACTCACAAAAAGTTATTTTTCCTAGATAGGGAAGAATTTGAAAGGGAAAAGATACTGGGTGATATTTACGACCGGATTAAGGGTTTGATTCCGGATAAAGGTAAACTGATTGATTGACAGTGTGAAGGGGATGGATTTTTATTAGTTCATCCCCTTTTAAATTACATGGGATATGGCAACATTAAGAGATGCGGCTGATAATTTTAAACTGTTTGTTGGAGGACTTGAGAAAGTTGTAAAACACACAATTCAGAGTAATGCTGATTTGGTGCAGGACTTTATCCGGCAACAATTGTATTCAGGGGTGAATGGTCGTGGAAAGCCTTTAAGGCCGACATATCTCAATGACCCTTTTTTTAATTCGAAAGATGCCGGCAGATGGTTTCATAATGCTGAAGGATATATGAAGTGGAAGATGGAAAAGACACCTCCGGCTCCTTCTTATCTGTTCTTGCCACCGCGTGACATGAAAACTCCAAACCTCAAAATTCGGGGTGACTACTACTCGTCTATTACTGCTATCCCCATTAATGACGGATTGAGGATAGAATCTGTCGGAGTCTCTTTCGGGGATGATATTGAAAAGAAATACGGCAGTATAATACTGGCCGTAGGTCCCGAAGCATTGGGGCATTTTATGGTTCATTTTATGAATCCCGCATTACGGGAATATTATGCAAAATTCGGTATACTGTGAGCTGTTGGTGTGATAATAAAAAAAGGATGCAGGATATAGAGAGAGTCCGAAGCCTTGCACGCATAGCTGCCAAGATGGATCACTCTGTGTATGTGCTGTACGAAAGGAAAGACGGAACCTTTGATTTTCTACCGGAAGGTATTGAATTCTATGGAACGTTTGTTGAATTGGTATTTTATTAGAATAAGAAGTAATAACCATCGTGTGAAGGGGCACGATACAAAATTTTAAATTATGGCGAATGAATTTAAAATAACGGATATTGTTGATAAAAAAGCTTTTGACGAATTAAATAGCTTAATTGCTAAGTTTAATGAAACCAAAAAGGTTTACAAGGAGCTTACCGAAGAATTGGCTGGTGGTCTTGACGTTAAACCTAAAGATCTTAAAGAATTAGCGGATAAAACAGAGAAGTATACCGGTATAATGAACCAATTGATTACTACTCAAAACGAACTGTCTGATATACAAGGTAGATACAAGGGTTTACTTAAGCAAATAGAAGAACAAACGGAGAAAAATGTAAAAGCTATTCTGGAAGAAGCAAAAGCTAATAAACTAAACAAAGATGCAGAGTTGGCAGCTCAAAAGATTGAGACGGAACGATTAAGGCAAAAAAAATTAATAAATCAAGAAAATAAAAGATATAAATATACAGTAGAGGAGGGGATCTCAGCCCTTAGAATGGAAATTAAAACACTTCGGGATGCTGAGGAGCAGAATAAAATACTTCGTTCCGCAAGAAAAGAAGTAGATATAACTACAAAAGAGGGTACTGAAACTATAAAGAAGTTTAATGAAGTCATAGATCGTAACGATTCATTGATTAAAAAGAATTCTGATTCTTTAGTTCAGTCAAAGATGAATGTCGGCCGTTATAAAGAAGATATAAAAGCTGCTACATCGGAGATATTAAAAGGTAATGTCTCTCTCAAAAACATGGGTAATCTGGCCAAGAGCACCGGAGGTCTATTAAAATCCAGTATGGGAACCGGATTACAAGAAATCAGGATTGGAGTGGGTTCAATGATTAAGGGAATGGTAGGTGCACAGGCTGTCATTTCCGGCATACAACAAATGATAGGTCTGTTTAAATCGGGAGTAAGATCTATTATAGATTTTGAAGCTGCAAACAGTAATCTTTCTGCAATTTTAGGAACTACTTCTAAAAATATAAAAGATCTCACCGCAGATGCTCAACGCCTAGGGGCAGCTACTAAGTATACTGCTTCTGAAGCTACCGGACTACAAATAGAATTAGCCAAATTAGGATTTTCCCGGAAAGAAATATTGCAATCGACTGAAGGTATTCTCAAGTTTGCTCAGGCAACTGGTGCAGAATTACCTGAAGCGGCAGCGCTTGCCGGTGCTGCACTACGAATGTTTAATGCTGATACTTCTGAAACGGAAAGATATGTGTCGGCAATGGCTATTGCAACTTCAAAGAGTGCACTTTCATTTTCTTATCTTCAGACAGCTATGCCCATTGTAGGACCTGTTGCAAAAGCTTTTAATTTCCAGATAGAAGATACTTTAGCATTATTAGGGAAATTAGCAGATGCCGGATTTGATGCTTCTATGTCTGCTACTGCAACGCGTAATATTTTGCTTAATCTTGCCGATGGTTCAGGTAAATTAGCAAAGGCGCTTGGTGGTCCGGTAAAGACACTCCCTGAATTAGTTGCTGGACTTAAAAAATTAAAAGATCAAGGAGTAGATCTAAATACGACATTAGAGTTAACAGATAAGCGCAGTGTTGCTGCTTTTAATGCTTTTCTTACTGCTGCTGATAAAATAGTTCCATTACGTGAACAAATTACAGGAGTTAAAGGAGAATTGGATGACATGGCTAATACAATGGGGGATAATGTTCAAGGAGCTATTGCCGGATTATCTTCAGCATGGGAAGCATTTATGCTATCATTTTCAAAATCTACAGGTCTGATGAAAGATGTCTTAGATTTTTTTGCAGAAGGATTAAGAGAAGTTGCGAAACAGTTGAAATCATATAATCAGATGCAGGATGATGCGGAAAATGAAGCAGTAGCTAGAGCACAAAAGGAGTTAGCCACATCCGATGTTCTGAAAAAGAATCGAGAAAACATGGCTCGACTGTATAAAGAAAAAATTAAGGAAGGGATGTCGGCAGATGAAGCTGCTATATCTGCTAAAGAAGAATATATTTCTTCATTGGAAAGTACTTTTGAAATTGAAAATAGGGCATATAAAACAGCAATACATGATCGGAAACAAGCTGAAGAGGAATTAAATAAAACGGGATTGTTTTATTTTAATTCATCAAAAGGATTGTCTAAAAAACAATTAAAAGAAAACGTTGAGACTGCAATTGTAGCCGCTGCTGGTAAAAAGGCAATAGCATCTATAACAGAGTCTATTATTGAGGATTTAAAAAAAGTAGATCTTCAGCAAGAAGAAACAAATCAAAACTTAACAAAAGAATTAACGGATAAAGAAAAAAAAGAATTAGAAAAGGCTGAAAGAGAGCGATTAAAAATAAAAGAGAACTATCAGCAGTCTGAATTGGATCTGATGGATGAAGGCCTTGAAAAAGAGTTAGCAAAGATCAGTTTTGAATATACCAAAAGAATTGCTGCCATAAAGGGAAATAGTGAAGAAGAGATAAAGACTCGTGAAAATCTTTCTAAAAAAATGCAAGAAGCCATAGAAGACAAAACTGTGTCATTCAATTTAGACAAAGAGAAAAAGGACTTGTCTAATAGGCTTGAACTTGTAAAGGAAGGGAGTGAGGAAGAGTTGGAATTAAGGCAGAGATTGCTTCTTGTTGAACGTGCAAGAGAAGTATATTATGCAGATAAAACTGGAGAAGATGTCGTTGCCATTCAAGAGAAATATGATAAGAAATCTATTGATTTGATGGCCAAATTTGCAGATCTAAGGAATAAAAAACTGCAAGAGCAATATTCTATGGATGCTATAATAGCTTCAGCCAGTATGCAGGAAGAATTGGATGCCTTATCTGCAAAATACACTAAGGGGCTGATTCAAAGAGAGGATTATGAGCGTGAAAAAGCGAAAATAACGCAAAAATATGCCATAGAACAAGCACGAGCGGCTATTGAATTGGCTAAACAACAATTGAATACTCCCGGATTATCTCCGGATGACAAACTTAAATTAGAAAGAAAGATAGCAGAGGCTGAGATCGCTCTTGCTAAAGAGGTACGTGATGCTGAAATTAATGCATATGAAGATACAGTAAAAGCGCATCAAAAGAAAATGAATAAGATTTCTGAAGGTATACAAATGGCCTCAGAAATACTTAATGGATTTTCAGAACTTGGTTCTGCCATTTTTGATCGGAAAATCTCTGAAATAGAGAAAGAACAAGAGGCTAATGAAAAATCCGGAGAGGAAGAAATAGAAAGAATAGAAAAGCTGGCTGAAAAAGGGGCTATTACTACAGAGGAAGCTGAGGAAAGGAAAAGAGTTGCTGAAAAGAAAACAGCGGCAAAGAATAAAGAACTGGAGAAACAAAAAGCTGATTTACAAACCAGACAAGCAAAGTTTGATAAAGCCAATAATATAATGCAAACAATAATGAATACAGCGGCCGGTATAATGAAAACTATTGCCGAAGTTGGGCTTCCGGCAGCAATTCCATTTATAGCTACAACTTCTGCATTAGGAGCTATTCAACTTGCTACTATCATTGCCCAGCCCATTCCTAAATATGCTAAGGGTACAGATAACCATCCCGGTGGGTTAGCTATTGTAGGAGATGGAGGTAAACATGAAGCTGTTGTAACTGACAGGGGAGCTTATATAACTCCTAATGTTCCTACTTTGATTGATTTACCGCGTCGGGCAAAGGTTATTCCCGATGTAGATATAGAGAGGCGCAGTGATTTCCTGCCTCCTTTTGACAGGTTAGCTTTGTATCGCAGCATGAACTTGCGTTCAGACATAGGTGCTTTGATGAAGGATGCCGAAAGGATGGGTGAGCCTATTACTGTGAATGTGAATAATGATTATAGAAAGTTGGAGCGTGAGATGCAGTCGTTAAACCGTTCGTTTGAAAAGATGGCTAAATACCAGAAGAAGGCTGCAAAAGAGGCCGAGCTAAGAAATATATCAAGCCGTATTTAAATCACCGTATAAAGGAGTACGGAACATTCTTATGAAAACAAATCAAATTATGATTCGCCAAATGGGTGAATTTAAGGTAATTCAGAGAACTAAAGATGCGTTTTTCAATGCTACAAATTTATTGAAACAGTGGAATCAATTGAAAGGTATGAAGAAGGAAGTTAATGACTACTTCGGCTTATCTTCCACTAAAGAGTTCATTTACACTATAATGGAGAGAGAAAATTATGATAGGGGTAATTACCCCTATCATAAATCAAGGGCAAATAAGGGGGATAATGCGGGTACCTGGATGCATCCACTACTTTTTATTGATTTTGCAATGTGGATAAATCCGTCTTTTAAATATGATGTTCTCAAATTTGTCTATGATGAAATGATAAAATTCCGCAATCTTGCTGGCGATGCATACCCATCCATGTGTAAAGCGGTCAGTTCTATTTTGCCAGATGACCTATTCAAACAAAAGGTTAAAGATTTGGCAAAATCCCTCAATATTATTGTTTATGGCAAACATGAATTAGAGATGCGTAATAAAATTGGTGATGAAGCTAAAATACGCGAATTGTATGAGTTGGAATTACAGATAGCTCAATGGATTGAGCTCGGATTCATTAAAGATTATAAAGGTTTGAAAGAGACCTTGAACAAAGTGTATTACAAAAAGTATCCTAATATTTTGCCGCTTTAGCATGATATACACAGACCTTGATAGAATATCCCTCCGAATATTCATAGATGTATTTTGTGGAAATTCGGACGCCGTGTGTGAAGGAGATTATAGTGAAGATGAAAAGCAGAAAGCGGCGTCCGGATTGGTTAATGAATATATGTCTATAGTTGGGAAGAAGGGAATATTGGCTGAAGTTTCTAAGAAGAATGAAATTATCAGCCTTGTGATAAAGATACAGTTGATGAACTGCTGCCGTTACCTTACTGAAGAGAAGGAGTGGTCTACGGTTTGTTTGATTCTTAATGATATAGGATACAGTCTTGATCCTAATGATCACAATAAGATATGCAGCAGGATTGAAGCTATTTTATCTAACAGTAGATTTCGGGTGGATAAGATCATGTCAGAACAATCCGACCTCCCTAAGTCGGCTATTATGGATAGGGATTACTTTGTGAGAGAAAGAGTGGCCGTAATGCAACATTTCAATATGCATATTGATCCGGATTCATTTTCCGCAAAGGAATATGCCTATATGGTAAAGAGGATGTGTGATGATGTTGATTTGCGTCTGAAATCATTAAAAAGAAAATAATATGTATTATAAATGTGAATTGTTAGTTGATGGATACTCGTATCAGGTAACGGATAACCTGGTCAATTGGGATGACATAACCACTTCTTTTAAGAGGGGGGATTATGATGGAGTCGTAAGATCGTTCTCTACAAAGTTTGAGTTTTCTAATGCTGCATATAATTTATTAAAACGTGTATTCCGAGATAAATATCTGCAAGCATCTGCGAGTGTGGTGTTTTACACAAGAAATAATAGCTGGCTATGGAATGAAAGATTCCGGTGTTCGTTAGATTTCTCCACATTTCAAGATAATGGGAATACCATATCTATCAGTGCTGTAGATGATAGCCTAGCCGCATTGATAAAAGCTAAAAAGGGAACACAGTATGAATATGCTGTGAGCGAACTTACAGAAGGCAAATACTTGTACTATGACGGTATAAAAATGAATCAGAATGTGAACTGGTTGGTTGCCGGGAATAGCATTGAGGATTCAACGGATATATCAGTGAAGTTAGAGGCTGCATTACTAAACCAAAAATACTTTCCATTAGTGGTTGGGGCAAGTGAAACATCTATAGGTGGATATATTACATATGGAGATACCTTTCAGCAAGATGTATCTAAAAATGATAAAGACACTTTCCTTTTCAGAGCGGAAAGGAATATTACCTGTTTTTTAAATGTATCTATTTCATTTAAAGTGGCTGCAAATAAAGCTCTATCCATGCAGCTTATAAAAGTTGGTTTAGACGGCAGTGAAACGGAAATAGCGGGAACATTTGTTAATGATGAACATCCAGAAACTATTTTCTTACTTTCATATATGAATAATATAACATTACTTGAAGGAGAGTATTGCTTTATCAAATATGGATCTATTAAAGAAATGACTTTGACTATCAGGGACCCTTATATTAGTCTAAATTGGGATGCAAGAATAATACCGGTTAACATTGATATAGTTACTCCTGCCAAGCTTCTAAACCGGCTTCTTCAAAGTATAAATGGAGGGCAGGAAGGAATTACAGGAGAGATCGTTTCAGGGGTAGACAAGAGATTGGATGAATGTATGATAATTCCTGCTGAGAGTGCAAGAGGTCTGAAAAAGGCAAAATTATATTGTTCGTATACAAAGTTTGTTGATTGGATGCAGTCAGAGTTTGGCTTTGTTCCTGTGATAGGGGAAGACAAGGTTACATTTGTACATAGAAGTAGTCTGTTTTCAAAAAACATAGTAAAAAATTTCGGTGACAATATACGGTCGTTTGAATATAGCGTAAATTCTTCCTTGATTTATTCCCGGGTACGGGCCGGTTATGACAAGCAAGATTATGACAGTGTGAACGGACGTGATGAATTTCATTTCACAAATGAATATAGTACCGGAGTGACCTTGACTGAGAATACCTTGGAATTGATAAGTCCGTTTCGGGCTGATGCATACGGAATAGAGTTTTTGGTTCAGAAAAGGGGAGAGGATACTACGGATAGTGATAGCGACAATGACGTATTCTTTGTTAATGCAAGGCTTGCTTCAATAGATGGCGGATACCGTCTTATACGTAAGATAAATGGTGGTCCATCCATTTCCGGAGTAATAAGTCCCGATACAATGTTTAATGCTGTATACTCTCCACGTTATATGATAGAGGCTAACCGGAAGTTTATTGGTGCATTTACCAACACATTGGACTTTGCGTCTTCTGATGGTAACAGTGACGTTGTTATTGATGGAGTATCCGAGAAAACGGATATCCAGTTGACGGAAGGAGAGAGGCTGTTTACTGTTGGCGAGGTTTCAGTAGAGTCCGGAGATATGAAAGCTCCTGATGATCTCACAGGATTAATATCTATAGAGAAGGGAGGAGAAACATATCATGGGTATATTAAAGACGGTAAGTTTAATTACGGCCGTTCTGAAGCTGCTAAATATACTTTGATAGTAGAGAGTATAAAATAAGGTGAAATCGTTCATAATTACGTTTTTAATTCATATATTTGCTACGATAACACAGGTCAAGAGGCTTGTAACCCAAATTCGGACTAAAGGACTATGATTAAGATAGGTGATATATGCCCATTGTTCTTTTCGCCAGTTAAGGACAAATATGCAATCGATGTAGATTACATTCAGAGGTTTCATACAACTGATAAAATACTCCTGCAAATATTTGCGGATGACGGAGAAGTAGCTTCAGCCTCTCTTAACGATCTTATCAAAGGAACTTCTTCCAATATCCAATTCCTGACTTATGAGGTAAATGCATCTGTTATGATGTATTATGTCGTGTTTACTTCACTTCCGGATTCAGTCTATAGTATAACTTTTGAAAGGAAAGAATCTGAGCCATTTGAAGTATGTTCCGATTCCAATATCTTGGAAGAAACCGCATTGATTCGCTATTCACACAAAGATAATAATTCTGCTTTTGATAATATCTTCTGGATAGGAGATACTCAACAGGTATTCGAATGGAGAGTGGAAGCTGGGTTTAAGCCGGCAGGATATTCCGCAAAGATAGATAATGAACAATACCGCAATCAAAGACAAGAAATAGAAGAGTTATATGCTGTTCCCTATGATTCGTATGTACTTACAATAGGAAACTCGTGTGGTGTCCCGTATTGGTTCGGAAGGCATCTTAACCGGATATTGTGTGTGTCTATGTTTGATGTGAATGGAGAAAGATATGTAAGGTCCGAGAATTCTGTTCCAGAGATAAGTCAGGTTATGGAAGACAGCCAAATGTTTTTCGTGACTATTGCATTGGAACCACAGGAAAATTCTATTGCCGGTGTTGGAGGTGCTCCTGAGCAGGCGAGCAGCGCATCTATTGTCGGTTTTGTCGTAAATAACCCGAAGGAGGGGGAAATGTTGAAATATAAAGAAAGCGAAGCGGCATTCATAAACACTTCACGAATTTGACATGAAAAAGAATATAAGCAAAATACAATGGTTTGGTTCAGAAATTGAAAACGGGAAAGCAAAAGCTCCCGTCATTTCTCCTGATTCTATGTCGCATTTGGAAGGGCTTAATCAAGGAGAATTTTATATCTGTAATGCAGACGAAGATCCGGCTATATTTATACGTACCAACAGGGATAATGTAGTAGCGTTTAAGCTTGCTGCGGATGTTGACATGGAGGCTTTGAAAAAGGTTTTTCTCCGGAAAGACCAAAACGACACCACCCCTTACAAACTGACCATCCGTGGTGGCATTGAAACCGGTTGGGACCAATCTCAGGCAGAGCCTACCGCTTCTCTCTCTGAGGATGGCATATTAAACGCTGCCGCAGCTATATTGAAAGAATACATCTCTTCTCCGAAGTTTGTTCCGGGATTCACAGGCGAAGGCTTTAAAATATATAAAGACGAGTATGGCAACTGGCATATAGAATGCGATATTCTAGATGTGAGGAAAGTTATGAATGTATTTGAGTTGCTTATACAGAAAGTACGTTCAATAAATGGTGCTCTTGTTATAAGCCAAGCGAACGGGAAAGTCAGTGCAGTTACTGAGACTCCTGATTTGCAATCTTGGATTCTTGAATTTGAGGATGAAGATGAAACATTCCAGGCGCACGACTTAGTGAGGTGTCAAGTATTTGATAGAAGAATAATCCAGTCACCGGCTTTTGATTTTACAAAATTTACAGCCTATTTATATGATGGTTCAGCCATAGATGATAGCGTAAAGATAACGAACACAAGCATTGAGTTTAGCATGAATAATTTAGCAAATTCAGGCTTTCAACTTTACATGTATCCAGAGGGACATGTAGCAGATGCTCCTATAACGACTAAAGAATGCAAATTAGAAATATCTGGTTTGTATGATGGTGCTATGGCTGCATGGAGTGGTTTATCAAAGGATGGAATCGGTTCTGATACTGTAGGAGGGCTTTTGACAAATGGCGAGAATGTAATTCGTGCCATCAATGTATCCGAAGAGATATACAACCTTGGTATAATGATTGTATTAGATTCCGGACATGGTAACGGAAAGGTTACTGTTACTCAAAAAATGGAGGATACATCATCTAAAAAAGGTAAATACTATTGGTGCGAAGTTGCGAGTGTAAATGGTAATCTCGTAACTATTCCAAAGTCTGAGTTTGAGGGAATTATACCAGTAGTAGGTGATGAAGTTGTACAGATGGGTAATACTGAGAATCCTCTTCGTCAGAGCTTGATATATATGTCGGCTGCTGAGGATGGTAAGCCTAAGATTGAGATATTAGGTAGAGTCAAGACTAAGTCATTTGCCGGAGCGTCTCGCTCTGTATTTGGGAATTTAGATCATATAACGGACCCGGATTTTCCGGATAATATGCAGCCGCACGATAATGGTATATATACAAATAACGGTTATTTCAAAGGCATCTTCATCCTTCGCAACGGAAAGACCATCGAGCAGGAGTTTGAGTCAACCAACAAGGAAATAGACATCGCCAAAACCGATGCGAAAGCTGCCCAAGATAGATTGAACACCTGGGCTTCTGATGGATTTATTTCTCCAACTGAAAAGACCGCGTTAAAGCAGGAAATGGAGGCATTAAAGGCAGAAAGAGATTCTATTCTGGCTAATGCAACACGGTATGGCATTGATACCGTTGCTTATCGGAATGCTTTCAACGATTACTATCATGTGCTTGAGACACATTCGGCAAGTGAGCCTGAAAATATACCGGTTAGCGCTTCATTCAAGACTCTTCAACAGGCTTATTATGATCAGCAGAGGGTAATTATAGACGCTATCAATTCTGCTTCATATTCTTATGTTGGGGAGAAGGTTAAGATTGAGACTGACACGATTATGAAGGCTTTACCCGGACAGATTACGTTGGCTGTGAAGGGTGAGGTGAGTAAAATAAAGGTGGGGGATGTTAATATATTAAATGGCGCCTATATAGAGAAAGCAAATCCATCTTATATGTTTGCAGCTTATCATTATGATACTCCTGTTGTTGATGGCAAGGAATACACTTTGACTGTATGCTACACTATTGGAAGTGGTAATACCAATATAGGTGTTTACTCTAATGATGGTACAAATAGGATAGCAAATCTCACAACTAAGGGAGAAAGAGTTGTAGAAAGCACAAAAGTGACCATGAAAGGATATAAGCCGGGTGAAGCTTTGTCTTTCTTTCAATTTCCTAACGGAACTTTCGGATCTAAAGTACATTGGGCTGTTTTGACCGATGGGAATTTGGGTGTAACGCAGTGGATTCCTGCTGCAAGCGAGCGAGTTGCAGGTATTAAGAACTTATGCTCTTTTAAACGTATTACGGATGCGGGATTTACATACGCAATGGAATACAAAGAGGACGGACACATAGGTATCAATTTAGGTGCTTTAAATGCAGAGTCTAGCGTTCCAGAAAAAGATATGTTCGGATTGGTTTATGACGATAGCAAACGCTATGTTTTGTTTATAGATGATGTTGATTACGGTTATGAAATTGATCCAAACACAAACACAATGTATATCAACGTTAAGTATAAAGATGGTACGTCAGAAGGTATACAATTAGTTGGCACAAAACCATCAAAAGACTATATAATAACAAGCAAACCAGTTAAATGTATAGTAGGTACTTATTTTGTTGCATATGATCCATTTGTAAGAATAGGACTTTATGAAACATATGAGTTAGTTTCGTGGAGCCCCGCCCCCGAAGATCTTAACTACATTGCCAAGACCTACACCGACTCAGAGATAAAAGTAACGAAAGGGTTAATTGAAAGCAAAGTCTCCCAAACCGATTTTGATGCTCTCGGACAGGTTGTATCCAATCAGGGCACTGAGATCTCTCAGACCAAGACGGATATTAACCTCGTATCAACGGTATCGGGTAATGCACGTTTGATTGCCCTTGCTATGAGTAAGGGGAAGATGTTGTATCGCGATCCGGAGTTTAGAAGCGGGATGAATGGCATATCGGTTTACAATAATAGTGGTGGGGGAGCTGTGACAGTTGAAAGAACAACGGATGTTAATTTGCCTAATCAATCCGGATATAAAATTAAAATAACCACTGTACAAGGAAGTGTATCCCCCGGCTTAGGTGGGTTTACTTTTAACACTCAAACACGCGCTAATGCCGTATTTATAACTCGGTTTATTGCATGGATTCCCGCAGGACGTGCAATTGAGTGGGCCTCAAACGCTACGGGTACTGGCGGTACAGCAAAATGGCTTACTAACAATGTCGGTACTGGCGATTGGGAGGAATATGCGTATTATGTCAAGTGTGGTACTGGTGGGACATTTAATAGAACTAATTATTTCTATTTGGTTTCTGGTGGGGCTCCAGTCACCTGGTACCTTGCCTTTGCCACGGTCTACGATGCCGGCTCTATTGATGACACTCCTACAAAGGATGAATTAAAAACGGGAATCACTATTAAGCCGGGTGCTATCAATATATTCGGGAAAGATATCAGTATTGCAGGCATGGTTACTTTTTCCGGCTTGTCGGCATCCGAGCAGCAAAATTTCAAGGGTAATACAGGACCACAAGGTCCGCAAGGGTCTAAAGGAGATACCGGCGCTACAGGTCCTCAGGGATTGCAAGGACCCGCCGGTGCTAAAGGTCCGCAAGGAGATAGAGGTCCGCAAGGGCTTCCAGGGCCACAGGGTCCTCAGGGTGCAACTGGTCCACAAGGACCGCAAGGTCTATTGGATGAAACAGCTATGCTTTCTTTGAAAAATAGCATTGCCTCCAATATTGGGTATTCTTCCTGGCAGGATATGGTAAACCATGCTTCATCAGAACCTCGAGAGACAATAGTCGTTGGGGGATATATAAATACAGTTCTGATTGATGCTACTGCAATCGTTACCAATGCCTTAGCGGCTGGTCGAATTACAACAGGAAATATCACCGTGACTGACGGTGCCTATCTTGGCGGCTGGGAGATTAAAAACAACGCCATATATTCCCGTAACATAGCAGACGCTAAGATACAGCTTGAAATCAACGGCTATCGCTTCTTGCGTATAAATCAGTATGGAGGTGCAGCTACAGTAGGAAGTTACCCATTGATGGAGATTCGTAATGACAACCAAGACTGCCTCTCTCTGTCTACATACGGACAAGGAGGAAAGGCTTTGAGAATCATCGCAAACTCTGAGGGTGGACATGCAATACAGAGTCATGGATCTCATCTGTTTGGCCAACGTAATTCTGAGTCATGGAACGCTCCTGGTATTCTTTGCGGTGTTTATGTGTATGCTGGTGGTACTGGTAACCAATTTTGGGGAAATGGTTGTACAGTTGGTACAGTAAGTAATATATCAACCGGAAGGTACCGTATCTATCATAATTTAGGTCACACAAAATATTCGGCGATTATACAGGCCTCAGATGACAATGGATGGTGTTTTGGCATGGTAAAGAGTATTACTAGCACTTACCTTGAAGTGCATTTGGTCGATGCTAACCAAGGAGATAGAAACGTAAATTTCTACTTGTATTTAGTAGGTCGTAATGTCTGGTAAGTAAAGAGATAATTATTAAATCAAAATATATAGAGTATGAAAATAGATTTTAGAAAGATCGTGGTTAACGATATCGAAGGCAACGTCTTGATGAAAGAGGTTGAGAAGAGAGACTCTGAGGGCAACATTGTCGGGACGGAGAGAGTGATTGATTACAAAGATGTAAGCAAGGACTTAGGTAATGCTATTTACTTTAATGTGAGTGACATCAAAGATCAGGAGATCGGCAGAAAGTTATATCTTGAAGGTGAGATTGAAGTCGATGGTCCCACTGCTGCTCTGATTAAGAAATTTGCAGATCAGATTTTCTATGCTTATGTAAAGTCCGCCCTCTTCAAATTGCTGGATTCAGCTTTGAATCAAAACAAAGAATAAACTTATTATAAACTTAAAATTAAAATGTTATGAACGAAGAGATTAAAATTGTAGCTACTGGTACAACAGAAGTAAATAGCTTTGAAGGAACTTCTTTAAGTATTCCGACCGTTAAATATTCGATCAGATATACTTCAATCAATGGTAACAAACAGTCGATATTTGTCGGTGTAACCGATAATGCAACAGAAACGGTACCGAATGCTGATGGAGATGGCACACACGAAGAGATCAGAGAAATGAAGTTGGGAGAGGTAAGATATGACCCGATTCCAACTCCGCAGATAACTACTGTTAGTTTTATCTATACGAAGAACTTTGAATGTTATATGTCTGATATCCGTAAGATCATTGACCAGATCACTAGTGATAAGTCATAGCATAAAAAAGCCCACCTCACCTTCACAGGCAAGATAGGCCACGCATTTATCTAGTTTTAATCTAATTATGTAATCTGATTACAAATGTAGTATTATTATTTAAAAAGACAAATATGCAAGACAAATCAATACATCAATTCTCTTCTGGTCTGTTTGCTCCTGTAGCCGGAAGTTTCGTAATGGAAGCTATAGAGCACATGATCCCATGGTTGATCACTATGTTCTTTGTAATACTGTGTGATTTGGCTACGGGATGCAGGAAGAGCTTGTTGATGGGTGAGCGCGTTAGGTTTAGTAGGGCTTGGCGGGCTACAATGGGTAAGATGGTTACCTATTTTAGCTTTGTAATCATGGTGGTGATGATAAACGAGGCCAGTGGTGGAAGATATAACATTGATATATTCGCTTGCTTATCTGTCTGCTTTATCGAGGGATGTTCTATTATATCGAATATTCTTAAGCCCAAGGGCTATGATTTTAATCTGATAGTAGCTATTGGGTTATTTGCTAAAAAGGTATTCAAGATAGAGAAAGAAGATTTAAAAGAGGTGATAACTAAAAAGGAGGAGGACAAAGAATGAATGATATGAAAGTTCTAATTGACAATGGCCATGGCGAGAATACACAGGGAAAGTGTTCACCGGACGGAAGGTTGCGTGAGTGGGCTTATTCCAGAGAGATAGCGGATATGGTCGTTTTCGGGCTGAGAAAGCATGGTGTTGACGCGGAACGCATTGTGAAGGAGGACGTGGATGTTCCATTGTCTGAGCGTTGCAAACGTGCTAATAATATTTATCGCGATTCTCAAAAAAACGCTATTCTGGTATCCATTCATTGTAATGCGGCCGGTAACGGGACAAGTTGGATGAATGCTCGGGGATGGGGTGTATATGTCAGTGATAATGCTTCTTTTAATAGCAAAAGGTTGGCTTCCTCCCTTGCGGAAGTAGCGGAAGGTAAAGATGTGACAGTACGCAAACAGACTCCGGATGTGGACTATTGGGTGCAGAACTTGGCTATTTGCCGGGATACGAACTGCCCCGCTGTACTGACAGAGAACTTCTTCCAGGACAACAAGGAAGATGTGGAGTTCTTATTGTCGGCTGAGGGCAAGCGGACTGTGGCAAATATTCACATAGAAGGTATTATTAACTATTTAAATTCAAAGTAACATGGCTCTAACAGATTTAACTTTCAGCAAACAGGGTGAAGCTTATGTATGTGACCCTGTGCAACTTCAATCGGATGCAGGTCTTCATCTTGAATTTGCAAGTGAAGATAAGAATAACGGTGTCGCTCTGTTTCAAAGCATGACGAATGGGAATTACGTCCCTTTTGGATCATATAACTATGTGGGTAGCACAATGGATGTTGCTATTACAGGAGTGATTCCCGGGATGTATATCAAAGTGCAGTCTATCTCACAGCCTACTTTGGCTAAAATTCTTGTATCGGAATGAAAGTTTCAATCAATCAGGTAAATGTATCCCGGGTAGGAATTAACACTGCCCGCATTCAGAGAATACGTCTTGGATCAGCTTCAAAGGGAGGGCAAACTTCTCCTTTTCACCCTTCCCTTGTGGATTATTGGAACTTTAAAGGTAAGAGCAATTTTGATAAAGATAGGAATACTATCAAGGGAATAAAAGGTGAAATATTGACCGCGTATAACTTCGGTTATAGCTTAGGCAGTGGATATGGTTTATTCAAGGAGAATTACCTTACTTATAGAAAAATAGAAAATGTATTTGTAACGGATGACCATTCAGTTACTATAATGAATTTTGTTCCAGCTAATACTTGGATACTTTTCAAATATGGAACTGAGCATTTAAATACTACAAGAGTAAGAGTAACAGGACTTACAGCCAACAACCAACTTGCTTATGGGTATTCACCTACTAATGATGGAGTAAGAGTCTTAATGGCAATTCCCTCAGATGGAGAATATGATTTACCTAAGAGTGTAGTTAATACTCAAACTTATAATGTTGGTTTCATTGTACAGAACGCCTTATCTCAAAATGTAACTATACAGCAAATTCCAGAATATGAAGGGGCAATTGTAACAGATGGTATAGATGATTATCTGAAACTTGATAAAGTTGGATATAAGGTGGGTACTATAATTATAAAATTTAAACCTATTAATATAAAACCCAATATTGTTAATTCTATATTAAATATTCATACAGATGAAGTAGCTTTACAATATGATACTTCTGGTGTACTTAACAACAATTTTACAACATATAAAAATTATGGAGAATATAGTGTTGGAACATTTAATATAGATAAAAACGCTGCAACTCCTCTTGCATTAGGTTGTAAATTAAGTAATTCAGGTAGTCCAATGGAATATAGTAATGTAGCTATATATTCTGTTGCCATATATCAAAATGTTCTCACCGCTGAAGAAATTCAGAAAGAAATCAACGTCATGCAATATGACACTCCAAATCCAGTGTTCGCATTGAACTTTGATAATTTCGCCTATAAAGCGGTTGATTATCCAGATTTTGCTACTGGCAAAGCTACAACAAATAAAATTGTTGTAGACAGTACAACCGAATCATTTACTGGGGCTATTGCATTAGCTAAAGACCCAGAAGCTACAACTGGTGATCCAATTGAAGTATCGGCTTATAAATTAAAAGTTACTGGGATTGATGCTTATAATAATCCTGATGGAATTTGGGGAATAGCATTAATGCCAGCTAAAATTAATGATGAAAATACAGGTAATTGGGACTCTCCTATTCCAATATATAAAGATGGTGTCTATGATATACCTGCTATATTAAAAGAAGATCGTGTATATAATATGGGAATAGTATCTCAAATAGTCATCAATAAGCCTATTGAGATAGAAATCCTCTATGATAAGAATATCACAAAGAGTTTCCCTGAGACTAAACAAATATTCCCTTAAAGTTAATAAGAAAGTTATGAAATACGTAATTGTAACAGTTGAATGGTGCCTGAATCACGGTGTTGTGGTACCGGCACAAGCAAGAAGATCAGTTGACGGATTGAAAGTGATCCTGCATGAAGAGTATATTGATCCGGTGTTGAGAGATCGGGATAAGCTGACCGCATACCTGCATGATTCGTCCGAGCTAAGGAGTATATTGAGTGGTCCGGAATGGACGGTTCCGCAAGAGGGGGTATTATGAAGCGGTTGATATTTGTCGTTTTGCTAGTGTCGGCAATGTGTTTCACCGGATGTAGGACTACTCAATACGTACCGGTTGAAACTATTAAGACTGAGTATAAGACCCGTGACAGTACCCGTATTGACAGCGTGTACCGCCGTGACAGCATTTATGTAATAGACAGGGGTGATACAGTGTACACATATAAGGATCGGTATCTATATAAGTATTTATATCTTAATCGCATTGATACTGTGATTAAGACGGACAGTATTCAGATACCTTATCCGGTTGAAAAGGCGTTGACCAGATGGCAGAAGGCAAATATAGAACTTGGCGGATGGGCATTTGGCGGCTTGATATGTATCGCTATTATTTTATTGTATATCTGCATTAAAAGGAAAGGAGGATAATATGAAATAATATTCTGATTTGCCGGTGGTAGAAGGCCGGCATAGGAAACACCATTAACAAACGCATTCTTTAGGGGCAAAGAAGTAAAAGAAAGCCTCACTACCCGTCATACGACTACCAATCAGAAACGGGCAAACATCGTCGGAACACTGTTAGGAGGCTTTCAAAGTTAAATAACAGTGCCTTCGATGTTTTGTTTTATAATCTAATATGTTCTTTAGCATGAAAATTGTTGATATGTATCAAAAGGTAGTAGCGGTAGTCTGTCAGACGACGGGAATAGACGAATATTCAATGTTTCATAGTAACAAAGAGGTCTGTGTTGATGCCCGATCAATACTTGTAAATGTGCTCACAGAAAGGGGAATAACAGAAGGAGAAATATCATACCTTACCGGGCTAACTCAACAGTGCGTTAATAAACTCAAGAATAACTTTTCTATCCGCACCCGTAAATGGAGTGTCACAACAAATCTACAATCAGTTTACAACGAGCTTACAACGATATAATTTAAGTACAACGGATTTATCGTGTTCTTTGTGATGCGGTTAATATTGACCGTGTTATAATTGTATAATTAAATATGAGTGAAACAAAGACTTACGTATTCCCGGAAAGCGGGAGTGGTGGAGGAGGCAGTATGCTTGGTATGCTTGCCCCCTTATTGCAGAAAAACGGTCTTGACCCCAATTTGTTGCTTGCAATGAATAATCGTGGCGGTATGTTTGGTGGTGATGGCTCTTCTTTCCTTTGGATAATCTTCCTGTTCTTCCTGTTCCCATTGTTTGGACGCAATGGCTGGGGAAATAATGGAGATGGCGGAAACGGTGGCGGATTTGCTGGAGCCGGTATCCCTAACTTAATTAACAACGATGCAGGAAGGGAGTTACTTATGAGTGCAATTCAGGGGAACGGACAGGCAATCAACAATCTGGCTACTAATTTAAACTGTTCAATCGGTCAGGTTCAGAATGCTATCAATGGGGTGATGTCACAGGTGCAACAGGTAGGAAATCAGGTTGGTCAAAGCTCAATGCAGATTATCAATGCTATCCAGCAGGGTAACTGTCAGATCGCTCAACAGATTGCTTCATGCTGCTGCGAAAACCGTCTGGCGATCTGTCAGCAAACGAACACATTGCAAAATGCCATTAACGGTGTTGCGACTGGTCAGGAAAGAGGCTTTGCTTCTGTTGCATATGAAACTCAACGTCAGACTTGTGATCTGCAAAATTCCATCAAGGATAGTACACAACAGATTCTTGCCGGCCAGCGTGCGGCTGAAATGCGCGAAATGCAGAACAAGATTGATAAACTTCGTGAGGAGAATAGCACATTTAAAAGTTCTGCCATGACCTCTCAGATCGTCGGACAGGCAACGGCTCCTCTTGGTGCAGCTTTAAATGATTTGAGTGCTCGTCTTGCAAAAATCGAATGTAATCAGCCGGAAGTAGCGAAGGTGCCTTATAGTCCGGTTGTAGGGATTCCTTCTTGCGTTGCAGCTCAGTATGGTCTTTACAATGGTATTGGAGCATGGGGCAATTTTAATGGTTGGGGATAAAAGGAAGGAGGCATTATATGGCATTCATTAGTCCTTTTATCATGGCAAATAAGAATGGTATTCCAAGATTGGAGAGTACAGGGGTTACCGTAGGTACTACCAACGTACGTTTCTCTTTCCGGAATCATCCGTTCCTTTCTGCTCCATTTAGCGGATTGATTCTGTTCCGTTTGGCACAGCCGATCCCTTCCGGTACTACCGGTACATTACCGGTAGTTTTTGATACCAACGGTGCTACTCAAGCACTGACTACGATCGCCGGTGCAGATGTTACTGCTTCGGATATTACCGGTACCGGAATTTATCTGTGCTACTACGAATCAGGTAGCAACACATTGCAAATTCTTACCGGGGTAGTTTAAAACAATGGGCGGGAGTAATCCCGCTCCTTAAAGAGTTTATTGATTATGCCTTTTCAGAATCTAAGAGTAAATAGTGAGTTTTTCATTTTGCATAAGGATGGTACTCCATATATAGAGGTCGGCTCTGTTTCCGGAGTATCTAATCCTGTTCCTGAGTTTATGCAGCAACCCCTTCCTTATGGACAACCTCCTAAGATGGTGGTTGATATAACTATCAAGGTAGGTGAACAGACTGTTACCTTTCAAAAAATACCTGCCATGTCTGATATTGCTGATGCAAATTTTCCAGGTGGAGGCAATATGGTAATATCCGGTTCAAGAGAATCTATGAATGCGGAAGTGGCGGCTATGCGAAATCGTTCTTCTGAGATATTAGGAAGTGTCGAGCATCATAAGTCTGTGATGGAATCATGTGATAAAATGCTCCAGGTACTTAACCCAGAATTTGCAGAAAGACAAAAGCAGGAAGCGGAGAACAAAGCGCTTCGGCAAGAACTTAGCGAATTGAAAGCTATGATGGCTGATTTCTTTAAGTCCTCTGAGAAGGCTGCAAGTAGTAACAATTCTAAAAAATAACAAGTATGATGATGATTGAAATTTCCGAAAGCAAGGTCGAGAAAATGTCCGACTACGCTGAAAAGATGCTTCGCTACGGTGGTAAGCTCATGCAATGCATAGAAGAGCTTTCCGAGGGTGAGGGCATGGGTGAACGCTGGGATGAAGATCGTAGATATGATGACGATCGCTATTTTGACGAAGAAACCATGGGTGAACGCGGTGGTTATGGCCGAGGTGGTAATTCTAATCGTGGTGGTATGGGTGAAAGACGCGGTGTACGGGGTACCGGACGCTATTCACGCTATCGCTAATGTTTAATTAGGGAGTAGTTTATCTGCTCCCTATAACCTTATTAAGTCATGAAAAGAGAACCTCTGGATATAAGAGATAGAAGACCGGAAGAAATGGAAGTATATCTTTCGCATTTTGGATGGCATTTCAACAAGAAAATGTGTGAATTTGCTGTTTCTTTAATGGAATGGAAGGGTCAGAACGGAGAAAAAGAAAAACTGCCTGCGATGTCTAAGGACGAGGTGGACGCACTGTTAACTAAATACGGTGTAACTCTTAAAAATAAGATCGGTTATGACTACGTATATGTAGCTAATATGTGCAAAGCCGATTTTCTTAAATCATCTGTTCCGAACGAACAGTATCAAGCATTGTATGTAAAAGACACGATTGATGATCCTGACGCACCTGATGGAACAACGATGCGAAGATGGTATGTTACAATGATTGCGGCTGGAATACCTATAGAGTGGGACGAAATGCTTTGATAAATGATAAGGCAACGGTTTATACTATCCAAATATGACTGGAACTGCATGGTGTATTACGCAGTAGATACGTATTACACGGAAGAAATATTGGATTATATGCACTCTATCGGCTGCGACGGTAATATGCTCCGTACTGCGTACGATAACATAAACTCCGGCAACCTGAATACCGGAGTTACTTACTCTAATTTCGGCACCCGGGAAACAGTAATGGTTATTGCCCTTACTTCGTCCCCAAAGGAGTTTGCTAAATCATGGAGGCACGAATGTGGACACATGGCTACCCATATATGTCAGGCCATCGGCATAGATCCGTACGGTGAAGAAATACAGTATATCGGTGATGATATTGTTGAAAAGACGTGGGAATATGCAAAGTCATTATTATGTGAGTGTGATTGCTGTAAAAACAAGGTCAAACATTTAATACGTTAATTCATGAAAAATAAAGAAATTAAGAAAGCATTGAAGAGCGATACTCCTATTAATAGTATGTATGCTCTTATTCCGGGTGGCAGGATGGGCGCTTTCAAAAAGTTTGCTGCCCGTTTTGGTTTTACTGAAGAACGGATAAAATCAGTTCTTGACAATGAAAAACGATAAGCTGGACATATTGTTGGAACAAGTCGATGATCGGTACCATTCCGATTTTTGTAGACTTCTGTTGGTTATGTTATGGAACGTTTAGAAGAAATCTTTGACCGTATTATATCTACATTGATCGATATCGTCGATTCTGACATTCCGTATTGCGCTTTCTGTGCGATATTGGCGAGGGTGTATTGGATGTTGTGAAAATGTTCTATTTTTCATGTGGTAAAATTATAATCCCCGTAATTTTTCTGACTAATTACTTGATTTTAGTTCTGTTTTTCATCTTATGAGATAAAATAGGCCTTTTTGATTATTCTCAATGTATATTTGACATTTCTGAAATTATTTATATTTTTGTAATGGCGATACAGTTTGAGGAAACGCATGAAAATATTAAGTATTTCCATAGAGTTGGGAATATGTAAACAGTGCCGAAAGATCCTCAAGCGTTCGGTACTGTTTTTTATATTCCCATGTGTGAAGGGGCACATTACGAAAATTGTATGAATGATATTCAGATTTTCAAAAATGAGCAATTTGGCGAAGTCCGAATTGTAATGAACGAAAGTAATGATCCTTTGTTTTGTGCAAAGGATGTAGCGACTGCATTGGGCTATTCTGATACAGCTGATGCAATACAAAGGCATTGCAAATCAGGCAAAAAGGTGTTTTACCCACATGGCAATGGAATTGGTGGTACTAATATGGTATATATTCCAGAAAAGGATGTATATCGGCTTATAATGAGAAGTAACCTCCCTAATGCTGAACAGTTTCAAGACTGGGTGTGTGATGAGGTATTACCTTCAATACGTAAGCATGGTATCTTTGCGACCTCTGACTTTATAGAAGAGGCCCTAAATAATCCTGATGCCATGATAGCGGCTCTCACGAAATTGAAACAAGAACGGTCAGCACGCATTGAAGCAGAGAAGCAGGTAGCTGTTCTTACTCATGTAAATAAAACCTATACATGTACGGAAGTTGCCAAAGAATTGGGACTTAAATCGGCAATTGAACTTAATAACCGTTTAAAGGAACTTGGTGTGCAATACAAAGTTAATCAGACGTGGGTGCCATATACTAAATACGCTACTCTTGGCTGGTTTGATATAAAGCAAGAGGTTGCTGACAATGGCCATATTATCTACCATAGAAAGATTACCGGAATAGGGAGACAAGGTATCATCAATCTTATTAATCCTTAGTTCTTCAAAATATTGGCAGCTGTTGACACACTGTTTCAACATATTGTTTTTTCTTTGTTCGTAAGTCTTTGTATAATAGAGTGTTATTGTTAATTATCTTACTCCCAAACAGGGAGAAGCGTTAATAGTTCGGATTTCTTCGGGTTCACAAAAAAGATAATCTGTTTTAACTATGTTTCTGTTTTGTTTAATGTTGACTATCAGTGTTTTATTGCGTAAAAGGCTTTAGTGGAAGTGATTTTCCGCTTTTTCTTTTCAATCGTTATACTTGCTACTTTTGATTTAAAACGCTACTTTTGTTTGCAGTTGTTTCAACATTGTTTCAACATAACTAAAATCATATACTATGGCAACAACATTCAGAATAGAGGTATGCTCTTCCAGAAAGAGGCAAGATGGAACATATAATGTGAAGATACGGGTGACTCACAATAGAAAGATAAAAAGGATAGCAACATCGATCTATGTGAAGAAGGAAGATATGACGAGAGGGATGAAAATAAAAAATCAATCAATCCTTGACGAGCTTAATAAGATTATAGATTCATATCGAGCCAAATGCAATATATTATCTTTGTCTATCAATTCCATGTCAATTGAAGAGGTTGTAGAATTTGTAACCAGAGTAGAGGAGGATAAAAAAGACATTGATTTTATACAGTTTGCCCGGGAACATATTGAAAAAATGGATGCAGAAGGAAGAAAGGGTACCTCTTCTAATTACAAATGCACTATTAAAGCAATGATAGAATTTACCGGAAGGGAAGTAATCGGTGTGTCTGAGATAACTTATAAATTCTTAAACGACTTTTCTAAATTTATAATAGAAAAAAAAGAGAAAGCCAACAAAGAAGCTATTGCAAAGGGAAGGAGAGTAACATCAAATTGCATGTTATGCAAGTATACGTCTTGCATTAGGCATCTATATAATCAAGCAAAACTAAAATATAATGATGAAGAACGTGGAGTGATAAGAATCCCATGGGCCCCATTTGCTAAATTTAAAGTACCACGGGAGGAGGTGGCGAGAAAGAGGGCGATACCACCTTTTATAATTAAAATGATAGCAGATCTGCCATATAAATACAGAAGTAATATGAGAAAAAGCATAGAACAGAATTGCCGGTATAATTTAGCAAAGGACTGTTTCATATTATCTTTCTGTTTGATAGGAATGAACTCTGTCGATTTATATAATTGTGATGAATTGAAAGACAATATGATAAAGTACTTTCGTACAAAAACAGCTACAAGAAGGGATGACAAAGCAGAGATTCATGTAAAGGTAACCCCATTCATAAAAAATCTGATGGAAAAATATGAAGATAAGACAAAGCAGAAAGTTTTTCGGTTTAGCAGAATGTATGTAAATCACACCTATTTTAATTCTGCTATAAACCAAGGCCTTAAGGAAATAGAGAAGGATATCAATGCGGAACTGAAACGAATGGGGAAAGATATAGTGATAGATGATCTTGAGTTTTATGCTGCGCGCCATTCATGGGCAACTATAGCACGCAATGATTTGAAAATTGATAAGTATGTAGTGCATGAAGCTCTAAACCATGTAGATAGCAAAATGAAAATCACTGATATTTATATTGAGAAAGATTTCACTATGATTAATGAAGCTAACCGTAAGGTAATTGATTATGTTTTCAATAATCAGATGACGTAAATGTTGTTAAATTATTAGTTTTATTGGTTAAATAACTGTTATTAAAAAACAAAAGTAGCGTTTTAAAACAAAAGTTTGAGAAAGCTATTCATGAATTAGCGAAAGAACTATGTACAGTTCAGTTTTGATTAAAATATCAATGACTTTTGTTTGACGACATTTTCTGTACATGTCATCGGAAGATGATTATTGCGAGCCCGGGATGATATTTCCGGGCTTTCTTTATTATATTAGGTCAAGACCAGGACGATGACTGAAGCGTGATAACAAAAGGCATATAAGCTCCTGAGAAAAAGAATGTGCATGAAATAATAAAGCCGGGCTAATTACAGTCCGGCTTTTCTGACACTATATAGTACAATCAACGTTCTCAATTCTTATTTATTCTTTTCTATTTTCATTGGAATAATTCGTTTGCTGCCGAATCTTTCATTTAATGTAGGATGAACTTGTTCTTTTAATTCATTCAGTTCTTTACGTAGCTTAAAATACTCGTCTGTTAGGGTAATCAGACGCTTTAATAATAATTCATACATCTCCATAGCTTAAGGATTTTAATTTGTTATTTATATCTTGAGAATCGTTTTATATAAACACTTTCGAAAAATGAAAGTTTGAGGAGGAATGTATGTTTCTCAGCATAAAAAGTATGATTTATTCTTAGGAGGTTTCAGATAAAGATATAATTTGTTTTGTTTTGAATAAATATGATGAAATTATACAGCTTCTTTTGTGGCTGCTTCTGCTTTGAGGCGGGCATTCTCTAATTGAAGGACTCTAATTTCCTTGTCTCTTTGAGACAGTAGTTCTTCAGTTTGACGGGTGTATTCTTCCAGCAGCTTTTCGTAAGTGGTTTTACTGGTGATACGGTTAGATTCGGGTAACTCCTCAGTAGAAATAAATTTATCTATTGATTTGAACATATTACCTTTCCCTCGTAATAACCATTCTGAAGAAATGTGCTCAAACGAACTTAATATGCTTAATATAGTATCAATGCTAATACCTCTTTCTCCCTTTAATTGTTGATTAATAGTTTTCTGATTCGCTGATATTAACTTAGAAAATTGGCTTTCTGAGAGCGATTTATTTTCTATTATTTCTTTAATCCTTTGTATTATAGCCTCTTTAATTGTTTTATTATTATTGGAGTCCTTTATATCTTGGTTTTGTATCATATTTCCAATACCTGTTAATACCCAAGAGATGTTTAAGTCTGGGAAACGTCGACTTATAGTCTTTAGTTTTTCTTCTCCAATAGATCTCTTTATTTGGTTCACATAACCATTTGAGAGGTTACATAATTGTTCGAACTGATTTACCCGTATGCCTTTATATAAGACATATTCTTTAATTCTTTTTGTAATGTCACTTTCCATACTGGTTGTCATCCTGCGTTCTTAATGCTTTCTTTGGCTTTTAGTATTGCATTTTCTAATTGTAATTTTCTTATTTCATTGTCTCTTTCAGATAATAAGTCTTCTGTCTGTTTTGTGTATTCTTCCAATAATTTTTCATAATTTGTTTTTTCTGAATCAGAAGAAGATTTAAGCATTTGCCCAGTTCCAAGCAAAAGCCATTCTGAAGATATTATCGGGTTAGCTATAATAATCTTGTTTAAAGTTGAATACTTAGGTTCTGAGTTATTCTTCACACAATCTCTTAAGGAAGTTTGAGCGATACCTATATGCTTGGCAAAAGCTGTCAAACTTAGACCTGTATATATTATTACGTCCTCAATTCTTTGATTAATAGTTGTTTCCATGTTGTTGTTATTTAGAATTTGTATAAATAGCGGTTTTCCTATAAAATAATTCCTTTGTTTCTTTTTAGTTATAGGCAAACCGCTTATCTTTGCATTATCAAAGTCAGTATCTCAGTACCGATTTCCAAATATACAAAAGAAATTTGAAAAATCAATTCTGGGGGACAAGTCTTAAAGGAACTTGGTAGATTTTGATAGCGCTCTTGCATCAGTTTACAGCTTCTCCTTTTTTAGTGAGCGGAACTCTACATTCCGGATGCAGACATGTTGGACATCTCCGTGTGAAGATGCACGGTACCGTACAATGGGGCAATCATGCAACTGCCCGAGGGGAAACAGTCCGATGGAATACCCGGCATGATAATCGTGAGCGTAATGCGCTGCTTGTAGGTAATGGGAAGCCTTTCACGATGAAAAATAATAATCAGCACAGATTTATGAACTAATGTAAAGCGTCCGATACAGTCCTATATGAATCGGTATAAAGTATGTAGTGTTGGGGGCGGCTACACACGCTTAACAAGATATACGAGATCGCCTCGCGTCAGTAGGCGGATTTCCTTCCCGTAAAATTCGGGCGAAGAAACGTATTGTTGCGTTGAAGGAAACAGATAAAATAAAGTATGGGCGGTTAGCTTATCGGTTAGAGCTTCGTGTTGCGCAACCAATTCAAAACGAGTGAGAAAGGTTCGACTCCTTTACCGTCCACAATCCTGATAGTAATTTAAAATCATATATAATAACTATGAACAAAATAAGTAAAGCAGCTTTATGCGTGTCGGCAATGATAGTTTTATTGGGATACGCCGGAAGTTTTGAATATGCGGAAGAGATAGTGTACTCTCTTACTGAAAAGCAATATGAAGCGATAAAGAATGATTTAGGAGGCAAAGCAAGTGATAAGCAAATAGCAATGAAATATCAAGAAAATAAAGAATATTATGACTCGATTAAGTAATAAGGAGAAAATTGATAATACAGAAATGATCCCTGCAAAAGACAAGCCGATCAGTAGAACGATCAATAACATGAAAGTTGGGGATGTAGAAAAGTTCCATATCTCTAAGAGCCGATCTGTTAAGAACAGAGTCTATGACTATAATATTGAGCACATTGAAGAGGGCTTCTTGTGTAAAACGTGTGTCGAAAGGGACAAATTTATTATATGTGTAAAAAGAGAAAAGTAAATATACGCCAAGTTCCTTTAAGACTTTGCGTGTTAAGTAGCCTGTGAAGGTGAACATTGTGAATCGTTTTTAACTCGATGTCAGTTTTGCGGCTGACAGGACGGTAAGTATTCTAGGTGAAACGCTGCATATCAGAAAGACAGGTTCGAATCCTGTACCGTCCACACTCGCGAGGGTAGTTTATTTATTTAGAATTTTAGATTTAGATTATCAAGTCCTGCATCAGGCGTGATGCAGGCATTTTTCTTACCATGATGTTTAATTTTTATATAATATACCAATGAAAGTGACGCTGGATTTATACCAATTGAAGAATATAATATCTGATATGGTGCAAGTAGGGTATATGAATGCGGTGAAATGCTATGAACCGACAAAAGATAGCATCAGTAGGAGAGAAGTGGCCAGATGGTTTGTCAATATGAATTTGGATACCGAGCTTATACGGCAAATGGAGGATGTGGGGTTGATCAAGGGTAAACGAAAAGGTTCCGGCCGAAATTCTCCTATCTATTATTCGAAAGCGGAAATAAAGCAAGCTTTATGTACAATACAAATGAATAAGTATATTAACGTATAGATATTATGACACAATTTGAATTAGAACAGGGCTTAAATGCTCTTCGTAAAGACCTATTTGCAGCCGATAGCATGGATGAAGCAACAGCCTGTAGAGTTTACAACGTAGATTGTAAGGCTGATATTATCGAGGTGATAAAAGAAGAAATTGCGACTTATGAAACCATCCTTTCAAGGTCTGTTGTGGTTGAAGACAGTGGTATGGATTATGATGCTCTTTGTGAAGTTCAAGGATTGAGCCGATACGCATAATACTACTCTTATAAAAGGATGAAAACAATTATAATTATCTTTTAATTCATATAGTTATGGACGGATTAAATTTATATCAAAAGATACAGGCTGTTTCCAACGAGGTAAAGAACATCGAAAAAAATATGACCGTTGGTGCTGGTAGTTATGCCTATAAGGCTGTCCAGGATATAGATGTTACTCTTTGTGTGAAAGATGCCGAAACGAAGTACGGTATAGTAAGTATTCCAGTTAAGCAAGAATTGATTAAATCAGAGGTGATAAGGACTATAAAAAAAGAAAATATAGAATCTATCACTTATGCTGATATCGTTAAGATGACTGTAAGGATCATCAATCTTGATAAACCAGAGGAATATATAGAGGTTGAAAGTTTCGGGCGTGGGCTTGATAGCGGAGATAAGGGATTTGGCAAGGCTTCTACTTATGCAAGAAAATATGCTTTGCTAAACGCATATAAAATAGCAACGGGTGAAGATCCGGATGACGTAAAATCAAAGGAGATGCTTACGATGAAAACACTTGATGAAAAAAGAGTTATAGTGAGCAATTTCTTGTTATCTGACAATAACAAATGCATCAGTTTTCTTCAGCGGTTCAACAAAGGATCTATTGAGGAACTTGATGCAAAAGAGATTGAAATGATTTATGATGGTATGAGAAAGAGAGGTATTGTATGATAGAAACAATGTATATAGGAAGTGGAGATATTCATGCATTATTATCAGGCAAGAATACGAAATCTCACATCTCTCTTATGCAGCGTTTTGTAAGTGGTGAAAAACCTTATTATAATGCCAAATGCAGTCCTATAGACGCTCTTAGAACCGGTGCTATATTAGAGGAAAGGTTTCTTGCTTTCTTGCCTATGTGGTATTTCCCTCAATATGTCGTTCATTGCAAAGAAATGGATGTATTCAAGGCTTCTCTTGATTTTGCAGAGATAAAAGAAGGAAAATTGAATGATTTCATTGAGTTGAAGACTGTTTATCTAAACGATTATGTCGATAACATACAGCCTATAAAAGGGGATAACGCCAAGTTACTTGAATATCTCAAGAAAAAGCATAAATCATACTACAATCAAGTACAGGAGCAATTGTATTGCTCAGGGCTAAATTCATGTACTCTTACGTTCTTATGTGTTAATTCTTATAACGATGAAGAGAATATTCATAGAAAAATATCAGAAGATGATTTTACGAAAGTGAGGATTTCAAGAGATGAGCAAACTATAGAATATATTAAAGAAAGAGGAATGATATTTCAACAAATTAAAGATTTTTATACCAAATAGACTATGGCAAATCAGATAGCCGGACGGATAATCGAAATCGGTCAGATCGTCCAAATACCATCTAAAACTGGAGGAAATTCATTTACCAAACGGGAATTTATTTTAGATGCTACCACTTATGACCCTTATACGGGTGAGCGTAGCGAATATGAAAATGTTATTCCCTTAGAGTTTTCGGGTGATAAATGTGCAGAACTTGATCGCTTTAATCAGGGTGATGTTGTTACTGTATCATTTGTCTTACAGGGGCGTTCATGGACGACTCAGGACGGGGAGCTTAAACGTATGGTGTCTATTCGATGCTATAAAATAGAAGCGCGTGGCGGTGTATCACAATCCCCACAGAATGCACCAGTACAACAACCAGCACCACAGCCGACTTATCAGCAACCGCAGAACTTTCCGCCACCAGTTGATGCAAATGGTAATGCAAAGGACGATTTACCTTTTTAGTATATGTTGTTCGATTTGAAGAATGAATATCAGATACCCAAATTCAAGGAGTATGTAAATAAGCTGTTTAGTGAACGTGCGGTGGTGGAAGTGAAAAAGAAACTACCTAACCGCACGCTTGCCCAAAACAGCTATTTACATCTTCTTTTAGGGTATTTCGGTAGTGAGTATGGTTGCAGCCTTGACGAAGCCAAAATAGACTTCTATAAGAGGACTTGCAACCGTGATTTATTTGAACGTAAAACGGTCAACAAGAAGGGCAAGGAAGTAATCTACTTGCGCAGTTCAGCCGAACTGACAACAGGTGAAATGACCCTGAGTATTGACCGCTTCCGTAATTGGAGCGCATCGGTGGCAGGTGTCTATCTGCCAGCTGCAAATGAACATCAAATGCTGATTTATGCCCAGCAAGAAATTGAACGTAACAAAGAGTTTATTTAGCTATGGAAGATTTATTCGGAAATGAGATAAAGCCAATCAAGATATACAACCGTGATAGTGCCGGTAGATTTTCTGATGAAAAGACAGCGAAGTATGAGCGTGCTTTGAAGGATGCTGGCAAATACAAACAGATGTATCTTGCTGCTCAATCCCGAATGAAAGGAATGGCTAATATGCTGAGGATGAAAGAAGAACTAATTTCTAAAATGAAAAATAATGGATAAATTTTTAGGTCAAGAAATCCCCGAAAAGGAAAGATGGCAGTTCCTACAGGACAATGCCGATGCAGTGGAAGAGATTGGCTATACACATCGGTTTACACCGGATGAATTAGCACAAAAGAAAGAATCTCTTGCTGAAACCTCAATCAAAATCAATGATATTGAGATAGAGAAAAAAGAAGCTATGGAAGCATTTAAGGCTGAATTAAAGCCTTTAAATGAAAAAAAACAGGAACTTCTTGAAAACATAAAGAAAGGCTCTGAATATGTTGAAAATGAAGAGTGTGTGAAGATTCTCTATCATGAAGAAAAAATGGCCGGGTATTACAACAAACTTGGTGAGCTGGTTTATTCCCGTCCTATCATGCCGCAGGAAATGCAAAGAACTATTTTTAATATTAATCGTAAAACAGGAACAGAATCATGAGCGAAAACAAAATCAACTTGGTTGTGCCGAAAGATTATAACGGCAAACCTATCGAAGTAGTGTTAAGAGAAGGTAAAGCATCCGTAGCACTTGACCCGAAAGAACCGGAAATAGTGGTTATCAATGGAACAATAGACGCACCTTTCAGATGGTTAGAGAAACGTGTCGAACTGATTAATCAGAAAGAGACGAACATTATCGTAAACCGTGATAAGATGGGGCTGGCTCTGACGATTGATGAAACCAGCTACTATCAGACAGAAATCAAAGGCATTTTGCAGCCTTCAAAAGAAATGCTGGAGTTCGGCATCAATACAGATAAGAATTGGGAACCTATCAAATTGTCACAGTTTTTGAAGATGCACCGAGCTTTCTTTACTGACAAGTCGCAGAACATGATGCTTGTTTCTACTTTGAAGAGCTTCAAAGCAAAGGTAAACCAAGACATTGAGCGTAGTAAAGAAGAAAACGGAAGCAAAGTGGATAATTACTCACAGGTGGTTGATTCCAACCTTCCAAAATCTTTCAAACTAAACATTCCTCTTTTCAAAGGTTTTGCCAACGAAGAGATAGAAGTTGAGATTTACGCTGATGTGGACGGTCGTGATGTATCTCTTTCTCTTGTGTCCGCTGGTGCAAATGAAGCCATTGAAGAATACAAGAACAAGGTGATTGATGAGCAACTGGATGCTATCAGACAGATTGCACCAGACATTGTAATCGTTGAGGTGTAACAATGAGAAAGCACATTTATTTAATTCTGTTTCTGGTAGTCGGAATATCTATCGGAAACAGAATATTCAATCACCTCAACGCTTGGCTGGGCGTGGTAATAATATCAGCCACAGTGATTTATTTCGTTTATAAACTAATTAAAAATTTGAAGAATGAAAAGATTGATTAATCTAATGCTGGTCTGTATGACCTTAGTGGTATTTGCTTCATGCGAAAGAGTAGCCCCTAATTATGCCGGTGTTCTAATGGAGAACTATGGGAAGCAAGGAAAAGAGGATTTTAAGGTAGTGTCCGGTAAAGTTTCCACTTGGGAATGGGGCACTGAATTGTTTCAAGTTCCATTGTTTGACCAAAGAGGGGAATTTGCTGAACCTGTCACATTGAAGGCTGCTGATAACACTGAATTTAACGCACGTCCTACTTATTCTTATAAAGTTATCAAGAATAGAGCTATAGATGTTGTATTCGATAACAAACATATAGATAAAGCTGATACAGAATCAGGAAAAGACGGGTTTATGCAAAGCCTTGAAGATAATATACTTGAACCTCGTATTTATGATTTAATCAAAGAAGAAAGCCGTAAGCACAAGACAGACAGTTTAATGGCTGACGGTGGTTCTCTTCTTTTTGAAAAGCGGTTGGAGCAGATTGTGGATAAAGAATTTGAGAAAAGAGGGCTTCAATTGCTGACTTTTTCTGCACAGCTTGAATTTTCAAAGGCTGTGCGTGAGAAGATTGATAGTCGTAATGAGGTGAATACCAATATATCTGTATTAGACCAGCAGATTGCAGAGCAGAAGAAACGCAACGAATTGGAGCAATTAAAAACAGAACAGGCTTTAATTACTTCAAGGGGTTTGACTAAAGAAATCCTATATAAACAGTTTATCGACAAATGGGATGGGAAAACGCCAATTTACGGAGCTATTCCCGATTTGATTAAGTTACAGAAATAACTTTGTTAACCTGCCTGCTAGGTCTGTGAAGATATGGTAGGCAAACATGGATAAGTGACAGAATGGTATTGTAAAGAGGCATGCTACACCTCGAAAAACAAATGTAGTGCTGCTCGTAAATCAGGGGTCTGCTCGTAAATAATGCTGATTGGTGGTTCGAGTCCACCCTTATCCTCCCATTTTACTAATTAACATGAATATACGATGAAAGCATTCGAAGAACTGAAAGAAGACCTATTAACCCGCGCTAAAAACGCAGGAGCGTGTCAAAGAGGTTATGCAATGGGATTAAGAAGCGAAACTAAAGCTGACTTACTGATAGCTATTACCGAAAATTGGTTTTGGGTATTTAGGGACGAAAAAATAGTTGATGCTGAATACTTGGAAGATAATTTTACCGAAGAAGAATTATTGCAAGCTGGTATTTACATCCGAGGCATACATAAGGTTAAAACTTCTTCATTTGCCTTCGGCAGCGCAACGGTGAAAGCCTTCGGCAGCGCAACGGTGAAAGCCTTCGGCAGCGCAACGGTGGAAGCCTTCGACAGCGCAACGGTGAAAGCCTT